AAATTACTTATATTTTCATAAGAATAGTTTGAATTATTATCAATAATATTATTAATATTATCAATATAATTAGATATATTATTGGTTTCTTGGATTAATAAATTTGAATTTATATGAATTTCTTGAATAATATTATTAGAAGTATTATTTATGGTATCAAATAATATATTTGAAGTATCCGTAATTTTATTAAATAATATATTACAGTGATTGAAATTATCATAATTTAAAGACCAACTATTATTATTCCAATTATATTGTAATAAACCCAGCGTGTCATAAACCGTATCATAAGTTTCAATAAAAGTTTCTTCGAATTTATATCTAATAAATATAGCACCATTTATACCGTTTTTATCATAATCATACGTACCATAGTAACCTCCACTGCCCTTTTTACCATGTGATAAACTTAATAAATAATCAGAATGATTGCCATTGCCATTACCTCCAAAATATAATTTATCGCCGCCAATTAACTCGCCAAAATTTTCTGAATAAACACTAAAATATGAGTAAATATTATTAGCTAATATTGGATTAATATTATTTCCATTACCCTGATTTATACCACCGTTACCTCCATATGCTTTAAAAGTAATATTTTTTTGAATATCATCATTTTTGATTGTAATAATAGTTTCGCTACCATTAATAGTACTTCCATCAATAGTAGCACCTTGACCAATAACAAATGTTATAGTACTATTATTAATAATATCAATATTATTTAATAATATAACATCTCCTCCAATACCTCCTTTATCATTATTAGCACTACCCCCACCGCCTATAAGTAATATATCAGCAATAATACTATTTTCAATTTTGATATTGGATGATGATTCAAAGATATTATAAAAATATTCAGTATCTGTATCATAAATAGCATTATTGATTGTATTGATATTATTATTACCAATTAGAGGATGAATATAATTAGTATTGGGTTCATATATAAAAGGTCTTGAACTAGGTGGTTCAAGTTTTAAAGAAGGTATGTCAGGTATATGTTGAAGGTCAATTATTCCATCATTTATGTTACTTGCGTTGATATTAGTTTTGTGAATAATAACAGGAACATTTATTTCTAAATAATTGCTAATATTTGTATCATTAATATATATATTAGATGTATATATATCACCATCGATGTCTAAAATATTTTTATTAGTTTCATTTCTTGGTTCTTTTCCAATACCAATATTAGTAAAAAATATTCCATCAATATTACTTTCTTCTTGTATAACAACATTTAAAGCATTTGTATCACCATCTATACCAGAAATTTTAGTATTGCCAAAAATATTTAACATATAATTGTTATTTTTAATATAGTTATTGAAATAATGTATATAGTTATAATAATAACTACCTGTTTCATTATCAGAAATTTTGTCATTTTTATATGGTACACCTAAAGACATAGAGAATGATGAATTAGATGTATTTTGTGATAATAATTCACTATATTTACTTGAATTAGATGTAAAAAACCCATTATAAAAACATAAATTATAATTTTCACCCAAAGATATGATATCATCTTCGATAATATGTTGTAATATATGTGTAGAATTGAAATTATTAAATGTATTATCTTTATATTCAAAATTTTTATTAATTAAATTACTATAATTAATTTCGTAACATGTTTTTGTATCATATTCAGTATAATCAAAATCTTTTCTAAATTTTTTATTTTTAATAATTGTTTGATATATGTAATTACTATTTTTTTGAATAAACGATGGTTCATTACCGGAAATAGATATAGCTGGTTTAATATCAGTATCATAAGACGAATCAATATTAATAATACTATTATAATGTTGATTGTTGAATTTATTACTGGATAAAATTAAATTATTATCATCTATAGTATAATCAAATAAAGAATTATAAATATATATATTTGAATCAGTTGATATAATTTTTTTAACACTTATATTACCAACATTTAACAAATTAGATCCTTCGCCAGAAAAATTTAAACTATTTATATTAATAATTTTCTTATTATCAAATGACACACTATCATTGTTATAACTTGTAATTATGTCTGTTTTAATATTACTTGTTAATATTTTATTATTAGGTGATATAATTGAATATTCATTAATATTGATATCAGTATGTGTAGTATTATCATAATGACCGAATTGTAAAGATCCATTGTTATTAATAGTTGTAATTACATTATCATTATTTGTAAAATTAATAAAATTAGGTTTATTAATGACTCGTGGATAATAATAGTTATATACTATTTTGTAATCACTTAGTCTAATATAATTATAAATTTCTTTACTAATGTGAATAGTAAAAAAGAAAGGGAGTGTGATATTTGCGTAGTCTTTACAATATTGTATTATTTCGTCTGTTTCCCTTAGTGTAATTATATTAGGATAAGTAGTAAAATCTGTATTACTAGTAATATATTCTACTAAATTTGTATTCTGAATAAATTTATTGATTCCATCAGATAAATCATTTTTTTTACTATTATCAATATCAATAGCGTCAGTTAAATCATCATCGGTGTAATCTATATCTTTATCTATACTAATAGAAAAATATAATTGTTTAGCTGCGCTTTCATTATTAGTATATTGAATATTTTCAATATTACATTCCAATTTTAAATTACTATTATTTATATTTTTTAAGTATGCTGGATATATAATATAATAATTATTTTTATCACTAATTTTCGTATTATAAGACCAACTATAAACCTTATATTCATAATAAACTTGATTACTATTGTTCAATAAATTATTTTCATTATATTTTTTATTTAGAATAATTGATTTATTACCAGAAACATTATAATCAAAATCATTTAATTTTAGTTTAGTATAATCATAATCAATTTCCGAATTAATATCTTCAGTAGTTAAAAAATAATAATAATTACTTGTATCGTAATCTATAATATTATTTGAGCTAACTATATCAAGATAATACATACCTTTATCACCCCTTTGATGTAAATTCAAATAATTATCAAATAAGTTTTGAAAATCACTTAAATTTATATCTATTTCCCCCCCGGTATCTTCAAAATTTTCTGTAAAAATATTATTATCAAATAATTCACTAATTGTTGAATCTGCATTAGAATTAATAAACCATTCGTAGTTATTAGACGATTCATAAAATATATTTAAATCCAATAAAGATTTATCTCTATTTACATTTTGACTATTTGTTTCATCTAAATTTTTCCGTTCATCATTACGATTAATTGTAAATAGTGCTCCTTTATCATTATTTAAATTAATATTTGAACCAATATTAATATGACTATATTTATCTATATTAAATTTATCAGTATCAAAATCACCTTGATAACTAATAATATTATATAATTCGGTTTCATTATTAATGTTATTAATATTTATGAATGAATTCGATGATTTTTCGCGATAATTTATAAAACCTTTATTGTTTATAGAAAAAATATTACTATTATCTAAATCATTATTAATTACTAAAATATCATAAATATCTTTGTTTATATCAGAAATCATTGTAAGTTTAGCATCGTTGTTAGTGTAAATTAAATCAATATTTGAAAATGTTTTAGCACTTGTTATTTGTAAATTATCTACATCGACGAATCCTTTTTTGTCATAAGGATTTATGTTCCTACAATATATTGTATCAATATATAAATTACAATTAAATTGAATATCATTAGATATATTTATTATATTAATATCATCATTTTTGATTGTAAAATTTTTTTCTTTAATATTAAAAGTAACATTATTATTATTAAATATGGTATTATTATTATTATTATCTATTTCTATAATTTTATTACCTAAATTATCTTGAATAATATAATTTGATGTAAATATATTTGAAATATTTGTATTATTTAATAAAATATTACTACTATTAATTTTTAAATAATAGTTATGATGGTTATTATGCTCACTTAAAATTATATCATTATTATTAAAACCAAAATCATAATTGGAATTAAAATTAATTAATAGATTATTATTATCATCTGATTCATTTGTAAAAACAAATAAATTACCATTATTAGTACTAGTATTATTAAGTAAGAATTGATCATTACCAGTTATTTCATTGCCTCCTAAGCTAATAGACATATTCTTAATTTCTAAAAATATTAATTTTTTATATATAAAAATATTATATTTTAATATAAATAGAAAAATGGAAAATATAGATAAAAATATTACAACAATTGAAGTAATTGGCGATGTTTTACATATAAAATATGATGATACAAGTATGGAAATTTTAGAATTAAGTGAAGAGAATTATAAAAAAATGTTTGAATTATGGTTTAAAGAGGTTCCGATGTTTATATCAGATAAGCATAAAGAGGTAATAAAATCATTAAATTTTGTAAAAATAAATAAGGATAAATTGAATAATATATCATTTTTAAATAATTATTTTAAGGATGTTGAAAAGACTAAGGTATTTTTTAATTATATGAAAATAAGAAAAAATAAAATATTAAATGATAAAAAGGGTTGGAATTACGAAGATAAAAAATGATTATAACTTTAAATAATAAAGTTATGTCTGATTATAGTCATAAAGATTACAAAAACGATGAATATAAATATTATATAACTTTATCGTGGAAATATGCTGCTAAATACATGAAATATTTGCAAATTAAAAATGATTACGAAAAAATGAAAAAAGAAGTATATACTAATTATATGAATAAATATAAGAATTATAGAGAAGACGCAATGGTAAAAGCTTATCATAGTTTAAATAATAATATAGATATAATTATAAAAAAGGAGGAAGTAAACAAATTAAAATGTGAATATTTAAATATAGATAACGAATATTATCATTTATATAATAAATTTAATTAGTCACAAATCTAAGCATTATATTCATAGTATATAATTCCTGACTTAATAGTTTAAAAGCATATGGTATTCTTACTTGTGAAATATCAACATTGGTACAGTTTAAGCATTTATATATATTTTTTTCTACGTTAACATTTGCTGAAATACCACAATATTTACATACAAATATTCTGTAATTATCAGATACATCAAGCATTCTTTCTTTTAGGAAACTGCTCATACCATGTGATAATAAAGCATCTCTTTCCATTTCTCCTAATCTTAAACCACCGTTTCTTGCTCTACCTTCAGAAGGTTGTCTTGTAAGCATAACGATTGGACCATTAGAACCTCTACTGT